GAGATCAGCAATGAGTCGGAACTGTCCGTCAAATTCCCCGGCGGTGCCTCGGTCCGTCTCTTCGGCGCCGATAATCCGGACAGCGCTCGTGGCGGCTACTTCGACGGCCTCGTGCTGGACGAAGCGGCCGACATGTCGCCGTCCATGTTCGATACGGTCCTACGTCCCGCGCTGTCCGACTATGAGGGCTGGTGCGTCTGGATCGGCACCCCGAAGGGGATGAACGACTTCTTCGACCTCTGGCAAAAGGCGACCACGACGGAGGCGGACCGGTACTACACCGTAATGATGAAGGCGAGTGAAACCGGCATCGTCTCGGCAAACGAACTGATCGAAGCCAAGCGGGATATGCCGCCCGAGATGTACGCCCAGGAGTATGAGTGCTCCTTCGCGGCGGCTCTCGTCGGGGCCTATTACGGCAAGGAGTTGGAGGAGGCGGAAGAGCAGGGCCGCTTCGTCACCAACCTCTACGACCCGGGCATGGAAGTCCATACAAGCTGGGACTTGGGGGCATCGGATGACACCGTTATTTGGTTCTTTCAGCAGCATGGCTTTGAAATTCGATGGATTGATTTCCACGCCTCTAACGGCTTCGGCTTTGACTATTACGCCCAGCTTCTCCAGAAGCGCGGATACAAGTACGGAACCCACCACTTTCCACACGATGTCACCGCCCGAGTTCAAGGTGGAGGCTATGTGGCAGAAAGCCGTAAGCAGACGCTTGAAGGGCTCGGCATCCCGGTTCAAGTCGGACCCCGTGTGAAGGACGTTTCCGAGCGCATCAACGCGGTTCGCCGCGCTCTGCCGCGCTCTTGGTTCGACCGGGACAAATGCGCGGACGGGCTTAGGGCTCTGCGGCAGTACCGCCGCGAGTACGACGATAAGCGCAAGGTCTATCAAGAGCGGCCGCTACATGATTGGTGCTCCCACCCGGCCGACGCTTTTGGCGAGGGCTGCATTCAGTTGCAGGGGCCGAAGGCCGCGATTCAGAACATGCCTAAGCGAGAGATGAGTTGGGTGGTTTGATTACTTAATGGCTAAAATGACCAAGAGCGAGCTAGCCTCGCTCGTAGACGCCCAAATCAACGACGCCAAGAATCATAACGAGACCGAACGCGCATCCTTGCGTGATAAGGCCCTGGAATACCGCGATGGCGTGATGAAAGACCTGCCGGCTGAGAAGGGCCGGTCTAGCGTCGTCTCTCGCGTCGTAAGCGACACCATCGGCTGGGTCCGCCCTGGCATGATGCGGATATTTCTGTCCTCTGACCGCATTGCGGACTTCCAGCCGCGTCGTCCGGATCAGGTTAAATATTACAAGGACGTGACGGAATACGTCAATGCCAAGTTTCTTGAAGAGTGCAATGGTTACAAGGTGCTCTCTGACGGCATCGATGATGGCCTGACTCTTGCAAATGGCATTCTTAAGCACTATTGGGATACTACGCCGGAAGAGAAGGTCGAAAACTTCTCCGGCCTATCCGATGACGCCTTCACGGCGATAGTGGGTGACGAGAATGTCAAAGTCCTTGAATATTCGGCCAGGACTGAGACAAGTGCCGCCGGAATTGATCCAGGCATGGGCGCGGAGGAAATTGGCGCGCAACCATCTCCTGGAGGAGATACGGGATATGAGGGCGGGCAATCGCCCGCGGGAGGTATCGCTGCGGGTAATGGCCCGGCTATGGCGGATATACCGATGGACGCAGGCGGAATATCACCGCCTCCGCAAACCCACGACGTAAAAATCAAGCGGACCACCAAGTCCGGCCACCTCTGTGTAAAGTCCATCCCGAACGAGAACTTTCTGATCGTCCGGGACGCAACTGTCCTGGACGAGACGATATCGGGCTGCGGCGATTGGGATACGCCCACCCGGTCCGACCTGATCAAGCGCGGGTTCAAGAAAGCCGACGTTGATCTACTCCCCCAATGGATGGGCGATGAGGGTGGCGATGGCGCTGCAAAGGATGCTCGTGACCCCCTACGCCAGCAACGGGACACCTCCGAAAACGACAAGTCAATGGAGCGTGTCAAGGTCTATGAGTGGTACCCACTCGTGGACTACGACGGCGACGGGATCGCAGAGCGCCGGTACATTGTCATCGGAGACCGGACTACGACCGGCTCTAAGGGCGAGCGGAAAATCCTCTCCAACGAAGAGTGGGGAGACGACCTCCCTTACACTGATTTGGTCCCCGATCCCGTGGCGCACAGATGGCGCGGACGGTCTGTCTATGACGAGCTAGCCGAACTTCAGCGGGTCGAAACGGCCGTATCGCGGGGTATGCTGGATAATATCTACGCGGTGAACAACCCGCAGCGTGCCGGCAATTTCGGCATGATCGACAACCCAGATGAGATAATCAATCCGACCTTCGGCGGGTTCGTCCGGACGAAGGGCAACCCGAACGAGATCATTTCCGACCTTGTGGTCCCCTTCATCGGGGAGCAATGCCTGACTGTCCTTGAGCATATGGAGCATGTCCGCGAGGGGCGGGGCTACCCGCGCTCCATTGGCGGCCTTGATCCGGAAGTCCTACAGAACCAGACGGCCACAGCGGTCGCAGAGCAGAAGGCGTCGGCCACAAGCAAGATCGAACTGTACGCCCGCAATCTAGCCGAGATCGGCATGAGGCGGCTGTTCAAGTGCATCTACAGGCTGCTTTGTAAGCATCAGAACACCCCTGAGTTCGTCCGCATGAAGGGCGAGCTTGTCGAGATGAATCCCAAGATTTGGGACGCCGACATGGATGTGTCGATCAACGTCGGCCTCGGCGCCGGCTCGCGTGATCGCGACATGATGGCGCTTCAGCAAGTGCTCATGAAGCAGGAGCAAATCCTGCTCCAAGCCGGCCCGTCGAACCCCTGGGTCACGGCGGAACAGTACGGCCGCGGGCTGGCGAAACTGGTTGAGGTGTCCGGCCTTCGTATGCCGGAATTGTACTTCAACGAAGTGACGCCGGAGGCCACTCAGCAATGGCAAGAAGCCATGGCGAATCAGCCCAATCCGGAGATGGAAAAGCTCCAGGCTGAGATGCAGATGAAGTCGCAGGAGCTTCAGCAAAAGGCGCAGATCGAACAGGTTCAGGCCCAGGCCGACATCGCCACGCAGGAGCGTAAGACCGCCTCTGAGGAGCGCTTGGCTGAGAAGAAGTTCGCCCTTGAGCGCGAGCTGAAGATCATGGATCACCAGCTCAAGCTGGAAGAGCACAAGCAGAACATGGCCTTCCGCGAGCGCGAGCATGCCGTCAATATCGAGGCGATGCGCGAGCAAACCGGCATGGAATTGCAGGGCAAGGCCGCGGACCAGAACCTCAAGCACCGCGACATGGAAGTGTCTCACGCCTACAAGGCGGAAGAGCACAAAATGAAGCACGCCGACATGGAAAAGTCGCATGAGTACAAAGAAAAAGAACATAAACTCAAGCACGAGGCCCTGAAGGCGAAGGCCAAGCCAGAGACCCCCACGGAGCCGGCCAAGCCGCGCAAGCTGAGAGTCATTCGAGACAAAGAAGGCCGCATCAGCGGCGCTGAGGAGCACTAAATGTCTATTGCTAACACGATGGAGAACGACCTGTTGAAGTTGATCTTCAACGCGACGGCCATCGCCAATATCGCTGACAATGCGTCGTCTTCGCCCAACACCAACGTTTACGTCAGCCTACACACTGCCGACCCCGGCGAGGCTGGCGACCAGACGACTTCCGAGGCGGCTTACACGTCCTACGCCCGTGTTGCCGTTGCGCGCAATGCGGCCTGGACGGTGACGGCCAACAGCGTTTCTCCTGCCGCGACTATCGCGTTCCCGGCCGGCTCTGGCGGCTCTGGCACTGTGACGCACTTCGGCGTCGGCAAGGCGTCTTCGGGCGCTGGCGTGCTGTGGTTCTCCGGCACCGTGACGCCGAACATCGTGACCGGCAACGGCGTCACCCCGCAGTTGACCACGGCCTCAACCATCGTCCTTGACTAATGGCCGTTCTGTCCGATCCCGACCGCCTGTCCGGCTACCAAGACTTCCTGCGGCTGCGGAATGAGGCGCGTGATCCAATCGAGGTTACAAAGCCGAATGTGCTTTTGGCGTTCAATGCCCTTGACGATTTCATGAGCGCCAACACCGCAGCGATCAACACGGCGATTCCTCAGCCTGCACGCTCGGCGCTGACGACATCGCAGAAGGCGCGGTTGCTGATCGCGGTGCTTGAGCGCCGCTACCTGTCAGGACTCTAAGCTATGGCGAGCGGCAACCACCTATTCACACTGCTACCGATGTCCTCGAGTCCGCCGGCAACTACGGCGGCGCAGCTAGATATCATTGTCGGCACATCATCGCCTGTCGAGTGGTTCCCTGTTCTCGCGTTCGACACGACTACGGTCGAGTATGCCGATTGGCACGGGCTTATCATGCCGCCACATTATGCTGGTGGCGGGCTGACGTGTTCTATCCGGTCGTCGGCAGGTGCTACAACGGGGACACTACAATGGGCGCTCGCACTTCGCGCTATTGCGGATGATGCAGAAGACCTGGACACAACGGCGCAGACCTACGACTACAACGTGATCAACATCGCAACGCTCGCAAGCGCCATCGGCGAGCTGACCTACGACAACATCACGTTTACGAGCGGCGCCGATATGGATTCGGTGGCGGCCGGTGACTCGTTCACGCTCCGGCTGCGGCGCGACACGGGTTCGGATACGCTGGCGACTGACGCTTACATACATTCGATTCGTATCACCGAGACGTAACCCATGGCCCGGAGTAATACGGGCTCAGGGTCCAATCGGTTTGCATCTTCGGTTACAACGGCGCTTCCAAGCGCGGCGCCGCTGACAATGGTTTGTTGGTTTCGACCTGCAAACCTAACAGCCAATAACAACCTATTTTTTATATCGAACACAGCCGGTACGCAATATTTTGGTCTAATTTTCGATGGAGCTAATGCAAACGGTTTAGGCGACAATGTCGTTTTGGCCGAGGCTTGCAATTCATCAACGGTCGATGCCGTTTCTGGAACGGGAGGCACGGCCGGCGCCTGGATGCATTGCGGCGCGGTGTTTACAAGTTCAACTTCCCGTCAAGCCTTCCTTAACGGTGTTGGCGGTTCGGTTAGCATAACAAGCAAAACGCCAACGTCTCCCAATGGACATGTTGACGTTGGTTGCATTTTTGTTTCCCCGACAGCATTTTCGCCTCTGAATGGAGACATAGCCGAACTCGGCATTTGGGATGCAGCCTTAACCGCAGCGGAAATGCTGCAACTGTCGAAGGGGTTTTCTCCGTTTACGGTTCGGCCGAACAACCTAGTTCGGTACTGGCCGTTGATGGGTGCTGGAACTGAGGTTTGCGTTATCTCAGGGGCCTCCCTGACGATGACGGGGACCATGAGCAAGGCTGCTCATGTTCCACAGAACTATCAAAGCGCGCCTATTATCGGGTTCCCGGATGGCGCCACGATCTCAGATGCGGACGGGGCCGCAACTGGAACCGGCGCTGCAACCGGCATAGGGGCCTCCCTGGCGGCGTCCCCGGGCTCTGCCGCGGGCACGGGCACGGCAACGGGTATTGGCGCCTCACAGGCCGCCTCTGTCGCCTCCGCGTCGGGCACGGGCACCGCGACGGCCCTGAGTATTTCGACGGCGTCGGCCTCTGGTACTGGCACGGCAACTGGCGTAGGCGCATCACAGGCGGCCTCCGTTGCTGCTGCGTCCGGCGCCGGGACCGCTACAGGCGTTGGAACGTCAGACGCGGCCTCAGTGGCCTCGGCTGCGGGAACCGGGACCGCCACTGGTGTTGGCGCATCCAGCGCCGATGCGACAGCCTCCGCATCCGGCACCGGGACTGCTACGGGCCTTAGCGTTGAGGGCTCGGTTGCCTCAGCCTCCGGCGCGGGCACGGCGACGGGTGCTGGCGCATCGCTGGCGGACGCTGCCGGCTCCGCGTCAGGCACCGGCACCGCAACTGGTATTGGCGCATCGCTAGCCGACGCTGTTGGCTCCGCGTCAGGCACTGGTACGGCGGAAGCAGAGGGCGATTTCGCCACGACTGCTGGGTCTACCGCCGCGGCGAGCGGAACTGGTACTGCGGAAGCCGTAGGCGCCTCGATTGCGGAAGCGGTCGGTGAGGCAACCGGCACCGGGACGGCGGATGGCGTTGCCTTCACGGAAGCGCCCGCGAACGTTCAGCACGACGGCGATGCATCATCGTCCAGCAACAACACTAAGCGCACCAAGGCACCACCAGAGCGCCCCCGGGCGCCGCCAGACAAGAGGCTTCCAGGCGAGCGCCTATTAGACATCGCCAGGGGGTGGGACAAACCGGCACCACAGCCCGTCCCGGTTGAGACACCTAAGCCCGCTCCGGTTGAGAAGCCGAAGTCGGCCCCGGTCAAAGCCGAGAAGACGGCGCCTGCGCCCGTTCAGGCCGCGGTAGCGCCCGCATCAACGGAAGACCCATTAGCCGCTGAGCGAGCCCTGCGGGCCGCACAGGAAGCTGACGACGAAGAAGCTCTAATGCTGTTGCTTACGGCATAACAGGAATTTCAATGACCTTTGCATTTAAACCAATCGGCGCCACGCTGACGATCTCGGCGTCCGGCACCACGTCTACGGCTGCCAACGGCATCATCGGGTTTACCTCCGATGATGTGTCCGCCCCCGGCAAGGACCGCGTGGTCCGCTGCTTCAACGGCATGACCAGCGGCATTCTCTTCCTGAAGTTCGGTACGTCCGCGGTTGGTGCGGCCACGACCGCTGACCTCCCGATGCAGTTCGGTTCGACTGAGACCTTCACGCTGCCGCCTGAGACGACGCACGTTCGGGTCATTACCTCGACCGGCTCGGCGTCCTTCTACATCACCCCCGGCGTCGGAGTCTAACCCGATGGCCGAGACTTCCTTCGTCACGCCATTCCCGTTCAAGCCGACTGGTGGCCGGTCACTCGACCTGACCTCTACCACGTCTGCCGCGATTCTCTTGCCGGGCTATGGCCCCCATGTGATCGTTAGCAACACCGATGCGACGGGCGCCGTTTGGGCGCTGGTGGAGTTCGGTGACGCTGACACGGCTGTAGCCACGACGCACAGCCACGCGGTCAAGCCGGGCGAGTCGGTGCTGTTTACGATCCCGCCCGTTTCCGCGGCGAATCCAGGTGCGGTTTGCGCGTACTTCGCGGCTAAGACCGACACTGGCGTCACGACCATTAAAGTCTCCCAGGGCTTCGGCGTCTGATGTATATTAACCGGCGTAGGCGTAGCGTAGCTATTGTTCCTGCGTACACTTTCACGAACACAGAGGCGTCTGACCTTGTTGCTCGCATGTCCGGACAGGACAACGCGCGCAAACTCCTCATCGACAACCTGATCACCGCCGGGAAGGCGAACGGGTGGTGGACGAAACTCGACCTGCTTTATGTCTTTGCCGCCAATGATTCCGCCTCCGCGCTTCTGAATTGGAAGAGCACGAGCTTCACGCCGACGCTCAGCGACACGCATACCTTTACGACTGATCGCGGGTTCCAGCGCACGGCCACGGCCTCCTACATCGACACCAATATGGCGCAGAACGGCGGGACACAGCACGCCTCTAACGCCAACGGTATTTATCTTTATTCGCGCACAGCCGCTCAGACCGGCGGTGCCAACGACGCCGATTTCGGCGCGGATGCCGGCTCAACCTATTTT